TTAGAAGTATCATTCTTCTTATCACGAACAACTAGTTTAATGACACCTGCCTCACCAATTGCGGAGAAATCGGGGAGTTGATAGACTTGTGCTGCTTTGACAAGTTTTTCAAGTGAAGCACTATCAAGTTGAAAACAAATATCCTGAGATGGAAGATTAATTTCTTTTTCGGGAGGAGCAACAATCACATTAGGGTCAGCAAAGAAATACTTCACACGACGCTTACCTTCTTTAATACTCAGGTAAGAAGGTTCCTGAAAATCGAGATCTGGATCATGGTGGAGAGATAATCCATTCAAAAATTGATTCAGATCGTAAATAGCAAAATCGCGAGGAAAGTCTTCTTTAATATCTGCTTCTGCAAGAATATTCTTAGCAACAGAAATTGTACGAAGACGATTACCCTCTTTTACCAGAATTGAATTATTAATTCCAGCAAAATTTTTGAGAATATTGAGGGTATTATCAGACAGTTTCATAGTTTTGGGTTTGAGTTTCATCACTGGGGGTAGGTTTCACGTTGTGCATTTTTGTCATTAAAATGCATCAGAAGAACAGCATAGTGCAGAATCTTCATAATGTCACGTCGTGCAGTGCCTTTCTTATCATAGCGAGAGGCATACTTGAGGATATTACTGCGGCAGAAGGATTCACCATCGCCACACGCTTCAATCAGATCAAGTGTCTGAATTTTATCATCACCAGCAGAGTAGTGCTGATTGTATGTTGCAGAAATATAATCGGACAGTTCTTTAAGAATAGTATCTTCACTATACTTAAATCGATTAGGATTATTACTAGTAGTCATATCAAGATCAAAGGAAATGTGGTCTTCACCTAAACCCATAAAACTTTCATAGGGAACAGGTTGTGCTGCACCAAACGTAACAACATCATCTTGAGGGACATTGAACGAAATAGTATCACTACTTTCTCCACCTGGGAGAAAACTATTAGCATTTATGTTCTGATCACCCATAGACATAAAATTAAAACTTTCAGTCATATTTAATGAAAAATAATAAAAGTAGAGGTGGTTTTTCACCTCTACAAATTATATCAGGAGAAGTTGTGAGAGTCAAGGCATTCTTTCTGATCTTCAGAAGGCATCTGGAAATCAGCATCAACTTTGTCATATAGTTCCAAAAATGCTTGCTTAGTCTCATCATCAAAACGGTTCACACATACTTGAATTGCCTTCGCTTTATCGTTAAAGATACGATATGCCTTAACAATATGAACCAGGCGACGAGTACTGATAATTTCCTCAATGCCACCATCATAAAAGGTCTTACGAATAATATCTGCCCAATCAGAAAGACGCTTACAAAAATCGTCATCCTTACAAAATTTATTCAAGATCTTCTCTTCAATTTTCGGAGTAGGATACTCTTGTTCAAAAGTTACAGGGAATCGCTCAAGGAATGCTTCGTTGAGCACGTTAGTTCCAACGAATCGCCCATCATCTGAACCTTTACCTTTAGTGTTTGCGGTTGCGATGACATTGAAACCTGCAGCGGGTCGAACAAACTTGCCGATTTTTTTAAGGAAGACTCCATTTCCTTCAAGGATAGATTGGAGACAGAGAATTTTATTAGAGGCAAGGTCGATCTCGTCAAGGAGCAGGATAGCTCCTCGTTGAAGTGCTTCAATGACTGGTCCATTGTGCCAGACGGTTGCACCATCAACAAGGCGGAAACCGCCGATAAGATCATCTTCATCAGTTTCAATAGTAATGTTTACGCGGATCAGTTCCCGTCCGAGTTGAGCACATGCTTGCTCAACAGAGAACGTTTTACCGTTGCCCGAAAGACCCGTGATAAACGTAGGGTAGAAAATACGGGACTCAACAATTTTTTTAATGTCGCCAAAATTACCAAACTTGACAAAGGAATCATCTTTTTGAGGAATAAGATTTTGTTCAATTGCAGGAATTGCTGCAGGAGAATTATAAGTTACTTCCAGATCTTCAACTGTTTCCTTTGTTACTTCCAGGTTCCATTTACCACGACCTACTTTACAATCAGTAAGTTTATTAGTAACAGTTTGATAGTTAGAACCATTCATAGCACACCAAGCACGAATATCTGCAGCAGTTACAGATTCTCCGTAAAGTTGCTGAAGAGAAGTGCGAATGTATTCAGAAGACATGGTCATGATGTAAGTTGTTTGTTTCAACTGAAGTTATTATAAATGAAAAAGGAGGAGTAGTCCTCCCCAGTGTGCCAGTAAATCAATTGGATAAAAACTCTTCCAATTCATTCAAGAGTGTTGCTTTGTTGTGTCTTCTATCTAACTCAAGACCAACAGTTCTAGCATATTCTTCAAGTTCTCTTTTGGTCATGTCATTGAGTGATACATCACTTTCATAACCATCTTCCTCAGATACTTCTCTAAGTTCTTCTTCAATTACCTCATCATAGTTTGTAGTATCTTCATCCACAATAGGAGATTCTACAACTTCTACAGTTTCTTCTACTACAGGTTCTGGAGCAGGTGTAGGAGGTGTCTTTTTACCTGCGAGTAAATCTCCAAATCTAGACATTTTAATTACCTATAACTTATAAAAATATTTATCACGCAATGAGTTCTACAAACTCACCCAAGATTTTTTTATTCATTTTTTTAGTTTTCAAACTTTTTGCAAAGGCAGACTTAATTTGTGTTTTAGTCGCATCATCAGAAACACTAAAATCACTATTCTTTGATAGAGAATTTGAAGAAATTCCAAAATAAAGATCGTATCCAGAATTTTTAATAGAAAACGATTTCATCTTTTTCCAATCCTTCATTGCAGTCTCATAACTTTTCCCACTATATCCACAATATCTGCGAATAAAAGAACCAGAATCACGAGATACGAGAACACGCATACCAATAAAATTTACATCGGGAAATTTGTCTTTCAAATTCTTAAGAAGAATATCAGTGAACTGATGCCAATCACAATCTAGAGAATAAGTAGTACCAATTTTTCTATCACGAAGGACACAACGAGGTCCAATAGTAGCCAATCCAATATATGGCTCTTCTTCCCATGGTCTCTGAACTTCAGTATGACGCTTTAGGTCATATCCTTCACCATCAGTAAGAACAACACACTGAACTTTTTGAAGATTATTTTCTTTTTTGAATTTTGGAAGAATTTGGTGTAGTGCAACCATACTTTCATTCAGAGGAGTACCCGAAAGACTCAGACCAGGAGGAACAGAATATCTTGCAGAACCCCATCCCTCAAAGCAGCGAGAAAGACGATAAATGGTTTTCATTTGTTCGTTAAGTTCTTTACCATTCACTTTACTAGTAAGAAGATTCATAAGGCTAAACCACTCACCAATATGGAAAATTCCTGCACGCTCTTTATAAGGGCGAGACCTTGTCACAAGGTTTCCATCTTCATCGTCAGAATTAATAGGATAATCAGATGTAAAAGCGTATACTTCAAAAGGAATTGAAACTTTTTTACAGAACCAAATCAAATTAAACAACTGTTTGACGGTATCAGAAATAACATCACACATAGATCCAGACCAATCCAAAACAAATACCAAACCATGATTCTTACCATCAGCAAGAGTGGTCACTTTCTTGAACAAATCTTCATTGTACTTGTAGGTATGAAGTTTGGAGCAATCAAGAACACCAGTGCGAGCAGTCGTAGCACGAGCATAAGAATCTGCTGCTTTCTTACACTCAAACTCCTTGACTAGGTAATTAACTTCTTTCTGTGCAGTTTTTTTAAATTTTTCAAAGTCTTTGTCTACAAATTCAAACATCAAATGATCTCCAGTTTGTTTGGAGTATTCGTGCCAATAGTTATTACACCTTGTGTGAATTTCACGGTTATCAACGATAACTTTATCGATATCAATTTCTGGAATTTCCAGATAAATTTTTTCACTAGCATTAAAATCTACAAGATTTTTAAGAGATTCTTCTAGAGAATCAGCAGTCTTAATATCAAGATCATTATCTTCTTGATCTACTTCATCTACAATTTCTTCATCAAATTTATTACCATCATCCTTATTTTCAGCAGTGCCACCATAGGATTCATTAGATTCTGGTTCAATAGAATCGTTATTGTTATCACTTTGGTCTTCAGAATCTGATTCTCCATTATTCTCAGAATCATTCCGAGAAGACGAATTATTACTTTCAGATTTACAATACTTGTATAGCATTTCAGATGCTACAAGAACATCATCAAATGTTTCACAATTATCAATGTAATTGATAATTGTTTTCTCGGTTTCTTTAAAATTAATATCTACAAAATTACCAATCTTAAAATAAAGATTTACACGATCTGCAAGATTCATTGTATCAACATTTTCACCCTCAAGTTGAAAAAAATCTTGATCTGAAAGTTCTTGATAACCACGATAAAACGTTTTAGCAAGACCCACATATCGACGTTTCATCATCTTTTCGATACGAGCATCTTCGACAATATTTACAATTTGTGGTGGAATATTCACCTCTTTCAACCAATTTCTGTCTGGAGTATAAAGAGCATGTCCAACCTCATGCCCAACAAGCATATCATATACATAACTACTGGCCTTTTCCCACATTGGGAGAGTTAGTACGCGGGTGTGAACGTTAAATTGTGCAGTTTCAACGTGACGATTTTCAACAACGAGATCTTCAGTAGCAAGAAGTTTAGCAAGTTGTGATTTGATTTCCTGATTAACTGCCATGGAGGAGGTTCATTCGTATGTACGTATCATACAAAAGAACCCTGCTGTTTAGGCAGGGTCATGTGACGCTTTTTGAACTGGCGTAGTGCTTCTCGCCGCGCTCGCATTGCTTGTGGTTTTAATTTTCGTTTTTGCTCTTTCTTAGAATGGTGTTGCCAGTTAGGGGTGTTCATCAGAAATTCCTCTAATACGCTTCCAATCATTATACATTGCCATAAGACTCCAACTAGATGACAAACTGTTTGGTCCTTTATCCAATAGTTCTAGTTGTCTCTTACCCAAAAGTTTCATTTGTTTATAATCTTCTTTCCAGTCAGTTTTGCTCATTCAAACATTCCTCGATCTTTCATGAAATTGAGTGTTTCTTTCAATCCACCTATATGTTTGAAACCAACATTGACCTGTGGGTATTCTGCTTCCTCACCAAATTCAGCAACAAAACCTCTCTGTGAGAAGTGCTGATTTAATTTATAAACATGAATTTGAAAATTAAGTTTTTCTAAAAGAATTTTAGCACGTTCACATTCCTGATTGCCGTTGGAATAGATTACTGCTTCCATTACTTTTTGTCCTCCTCGTATTCGATTACAATTTTATATTTAACATTACCACGACTATCTTGTTCGACGTACTTTTTAAGTTCGCCATCCAAATTTTCTGCGATTTGATGCAATTGCCACCAGGGAATAATTTTTTCCCTTTTACCCTCTACCATTTTAGATTGTTTATCATCCCAAATGTAATTATGCAATTTACCATCTTTACCAATAACTTGATAATCATATTCCATAATTAATCTCTCTGTCGCCAGTCATCTGGTTTGTCTTGTTTGAACCAATCTACGATTTCATCCGCAGAATCAAACCCCGATTTGTAATTAGATGGGTCGGGGTCTCCTAATCCCATCTTATTCATAAAATCGTCCATACTACCTTCCTCAATATCTTGTGATGCCTGGCGACGTGCTTTACGCAACCATTCTCTAGCAGTAGTATGACGTTTGGCAAGTTTCTCTGCCCAAATCATATCTTCAAGTTTGACTTCTTCCTTGTTAGCAATCTTCTTACAGATAAACTCCAGTCGGAGTCTGTATTGAGTGGATAGCATATTATTCTTCCGAGAGATAGTGCTCTAGTTGGTTGATCCTTTGAAACTCTTGATACGCTGCCTCAGAACGAACGTGAAGAATATCACGCAGGTCATCCATAATAAATGTTGGATCGATACCATCTTCTAGATATTTATCTATTGCTTCCTTGAGGTATCTGTATCTATGCCACTCAAGACTATACGGTTTATAGTTCATAATATATTAAATCATAGTATTATAGTAGCAAAAATAATTAAACATGTCAATCAATTCATAGACCAATCAATAACTGTTCTAATGCTTTGATTGTATTCCCAAACTTTTTGTAAAATATCAGAATTTACACCGTTCTCTTCCATCTGAACTATAAGAGAATTTAAATCTTTAGGAAAACATGTTCCACCAAAACCACGATCATTATCAAATCCAGGAACTTTAGTATGAGAAGATCCTATTCTACTATCGCTTGTAACTCCATCACAAACAATATTATAATCCATACCAGTAGACTGACAAAGGTCATACATCTTGTTAAAATAAGCAACTTTTGTTGCTAAGAAACTATTAGAAAAATACTTAATCGCTTCACTTTCATCAGATGTAGTTATTACACTGGGAGTTGATGGAAACACAGTTTTAAAGAAATTTACAAACTGTTTACACAATTTTATATCTCCACCAACAACATTTCTCTCAGAATTTCTGTAGTCCTCTACAGCATTTCTTGCGGTTAAAAATTCTGGGTTATGTATTACCTTGCGGTTTTTTGAAAATTTTTTCGTTGTTCCAATAGGAACAGTTGATTTAATTACAAATATACATTTGGTTTTCTTTGGCAGTTCTTCAAAAAAATTATTTAAAATACTGAGATCGCACTCGCCAGTAGATTTCATGGGTGTTGGTAAACACACAAAAACAAACATCTGTTCCAATACTTCACCAAGAGTATTAAAAGATTTGTTTTTGTCTACATCATAAACTTTACAATCAACTTTATCTCTCAAATTCTGATAAAGAGCGTTTCCAACAAAACCATTCCCAACAATTCCAATCATTTTACCATCCTACTAAATCCTTTATTTTTATCAAATTTAATAATATTATCAAATTTGTCGTGCAAATCAGACTTATGTGATATAACAAAAATGTTTGCATCTTTAATTATATAGCAGATAATTTTAAGGAATTCATCTGTTCCAAATCCATCCAAAGACGAATCAAATACCTCATCCATAATCAGCAAGTTGGTGTTTACTGAGTTTTTGAGTCTAGCAACTTCCCTCCAAGTAAAAAGTAATGCTAGATCAATTCTCATTTTTTCACCTTCACTAAATGATGAATAAGAAAAATCTTCATGAATTGGAGATTTTACTGTTTCATTAAATTCTTCATTAAGATGGAAATTAATATAAAAATCCATCATTTGAAGATAACGATTAACCTGCTGATTTATGAACGGAAGATACTTCTTAATTATCTTCGTTTTTACGCCATCGTCCTTAAGTAAGGAATAAGCAAAATCGTAATAAACGATTTCTTGTTTTTTGTTTACTAATTCTTCGGTTGTTACATGGAGATTTTTTTTAAATTCATCTAACTTCTCATGTTCAGTATTTCTGTTTTGTAGGTTACTGGTAATAGTTTGAATTTCATGTTCAAGATCTCTGATTTGTCTCTGATTGAGGCTAATCCGAGTATTGTTTTGAGAAATGCCATGCGTTAGTTTCGTAATCTCCTTAGAAAGTGCAATGAATTGAAGCTCTCTTTGTTGTTCAGACTTAATTGTTTTCTCAAGTTCTTCATAACCATCTTTAAGTTCTTTTGCCTTATTTTGAGCATCTTCAATTCTATTTACACGAAACTCTTCCTCAATATCTTGAGTACAAGTAGGGCATACCGTATTTTCAGTAAAAAACTTATGTTCTTTTGTAATGGTTCCTACTTTTTGGGATAATTTTCCTTTAAGATTGTTTAGTTTTACTAACTTATCTGCAGCACCAGTAACCTCTTCTTGCTCCTTAGTATATCGATGAATATCTTCTTCAAGACCCGTATTATCCTTCATAAAAATAACAAGTTCCTCATCTAACTTGGCAATTTTTTCTTTGTTGGCATTTATGTTGGCATTACCACGATTCTCAAGTTCTTCAATAAAATTTTGTTGCATCTTCATCTTATCTTTGAGAGTATCTTTCTTCAAC